CCGCTCCTTCGGGAAGCATACCCATCGCTTTAGTCGCGTTAAGGTCGTTGTCCGCAGTTCCGGGACGTAGGTTAGAGTTGATCACTCTTTCTGCAATAAATTGCAGTTCTTTAGGAATAATCAGTTTCAAACCACGTACCGCAATCTTTAGACCTCTTTCGTCGGTGAGACCAGCGATATCAATCAACATTTGCTCAAGTGAAGTTTCGTTCAAATCAGCAGCCGTAGAAAGCAAGTTTCGTTGGTTTCCAGACAAAGAAGGGTGAGCGGACGAGCACAAAGCTGCTCCATCACCGATTGGGCTAGAAGTGCTGAACGCATTATTTAAAATTGCGGCAGCTTTAATTTGCTTGGTCTGTGCCATAGATCGAGCAAGAGCCTTGGTGTACCTAGACGCAAGCCGGTCATACAAATTGTCTTCTATAGCTTCTTCAGTGATTGAAAATGCTAGTGCTATAGTTTCCATAGTGTAACGTGCTGTAAATGTTTCTTGAGCATCTTGGAAAGAGATGGCTGCGCCTTCACCTTTCACAGGAGCTGTAGAAAATCCAGCAAGCATCACTTCCTCTTCAAAGGCTCTGTCCGAAGACTCTTCTTCAAAGATTTCAGCGTGCTCATTTTCGTAACGATCATATTCGAGCCCGAACAAGGCATTAAGGCCGGGTTCTAGCTCTTTCGCTAATTGTGCGCGAGAAATAGCCATTTATATTACCCCCTTAAATACCAGTTGTCGTCGCAGTGGTTTGAGAATCAAACCTTGCGCTCGTAGCGTTATGGTGTGCATTAAGACGCACAATCAACGGTATACCAGCAGCCGCATAATCGCTATTAGCTGCATCGTCCATAATTCCCATTATCCGCAACGATAAAGTAGCGGTGGTTGCTATGGTAGATACGCCAAGCGCAGCCGTGCTGTTACCGGTGTCTGTAGATCCCCCTCGCGCAGACGTTCCTAAAGAAGCGTTTGCAAAAACAGCCGTCAAAGCGGTTGCTCTGTCTGTGAGGGTCGCGTCACTTGCCACCTGGAATAACTGGTTTGGATTATCTGCAACAAAAGCTTTGATCTTAAAGTTACTATCAACGCTTACGTTGTTCGATCCAGGCCAGTAGTTTTTAAAAACGGTTTTCTTCGAAGAACTATCGACGTATTCCACACCCATTAAAACACCAAGAGCCGGAGTTGTACCTCCGTCAGTGGCGCCGGCTTGGTCAATAACTCCGCCGGAAGTGGGAACCACAATGCCATATTGGTAAAGTGCATTGGTGTTATTACTAGCAATTTCGTACTCAGTAACACCTGTTGAATTAACTGCACTTCCAACTAGCCCGATAGGACGAAGACCGTAGGCAGTTTCTTGATTTGCCATTTTTTTTGTCTCCTACTTAGCAGCAGCCCTATTTTTGAGGACCGCCAAAGGTTACACGGGATTGACGATCAGGCTTGCTAATCGTCATTGTTGAGTGTGCATTCTCGCGTAACATATCGTGATCAACCGCGTCCATTTGATCCTGATTACGACTTTCGAAGTATTCAGTCCTTTCAGATACAGTCTCTTCCGGTATCCGGGCGAGAAGCAATCCGCCTACTCCAAACACACCTTGGTATTTACCTGATTCAACAACAGGAAGCTCGAAATCGGGATACTCATCAGAGCGTACCAATTCCCAACCTTCCCGCAATTTGGCACTAACATTCTTAGTGTCATCAAACCCTCGGGTCTCAGACCGTATCCAACGGTGCTTGAAACCATCCGGTGCAGGTGGTGCATCTAACATTGACGGTGGAGACCAAGGCTTTCTCATTGCCTTTTTCTCCCTTGTTTCTTTAGCGCGAGAAGTCCTATTGACCTTCATTTCAGTTTGTTGCATCTCAGTCATAATTACCTCTTCACGTATTTTGCGTATTCAGCAGTTGGCACACCCAATTTTTTCGCTATTGCGACTTCGCTCGGGGTGAGTCGAACTTGTTTACCACCGCGCCCTGTTTTTTTAGTTCTTGTTGCACCAGCAACCGTCTGGGCGGGACGCTTGCGAGTGGAAGTTTCTTCGTTATTGGCAGATGGAAAAGTCTCTTCAATCTGACGATCCAGCTCAGTATAGTATTCATCGGACGTAGGATCAAACCCTTCTTGTTCAACCAGTCTTTTGTGTATACCGAACGCTGCATAAGTTTTTGCCTCGTTCTGTCCAAACCATTCATTACGCGCTGCCCAATCTTCTGCTTTTGGATCGGGTCTTTTTGGCGGTTGTTGAGCTTGGGGTTGTTGTTGATACTGTGGTTGAGGCATTGTCTCGGGCTGTGCGGCCACGCGATCTTGGCGTTGCTGTTTGGCTTGTGCCGCTCGATCTGCCTGAATCGCTAAAGTTGTAAGCTTTCGTTGCGCTTCAACAACTTTAGAAGAGTCGCTTAGTTCCACGGCTTGAGCCAATTCGCTCTCAGCTTGCGCTATTTGACTTTCTACTCGACCCGCGTACTCATCCACATAGTTGGTGTCCATTGTGTTTAAGCGCGTTTTCAATTGCTCGTTTTCTTGCTGAATTTGTTGCGCGTAACTTAAAGCAGCTTCTTGTTGCCTTTCAGACTCCCTCATCTTCTTTGTAAGACGATTTATACGTTTTTGAGTAGCACTCTCAGCTTGCTCGAATTGGTCATCTGTGTCGCTTACAGACGCTTCCGGAGCTTCTTCCTGCTCCGTTTGATTCTCTTCTAAATCGACGACAACCTCTTCTTCGTCGCCTAAATCTAAATCTACTTGTGATTGTTCTGACATGACTACCCCTGATTTTGTTTGATATCGTTAGGATCAAGAATGGTGGCAATCACTTCGTCATCGTTCAAAATACGAACTTCGCCACCTTCAATATTGAATCTAGAGCCCGCGTAACGTGCGAACATAACCCAATCCTTTTCTTTGCACCAAGCGCCCGTTGGAAATTTGTCGCCATCTTTATAGGCTAACGGGCCAACTTTAAGCACGTAACCAACTTGAGTGCCCACATTTGTGCGCTCCTGCGTCTCATGTGCCAGTAAAATTCCGCCATCCGTTTTACCTGCACCACGATACGGCAGTATCAAAATGCGCCATCCGGTCGGCGTCGGCATTCTTTCCAATAACGAGTCGGGTAATTTCTCAGGATTGAGATAAGGGGTGTCTTGCATTGCATCACTAAGATTAGTGACGCTTGTCTCTTTAGCCATCTGTTTGCTCCTGTTTTTCTAGCAGGTTCGAGAGTTCCTGTTCCACGTGGTTCAAAGCATCTAAGTTGCCCATCAACTCACGATAGTGTTCCATCGACTTGACGTTGTTGTACATCAACAAATCGACGATCGCTTGACGGCGTTCTCGGGTTACCCGATAAACCGCTTCCGCAACAAAAATTTCATCCATGTCGCATATTATCCGTAATAGTCTCGTAAAATCCTATCACAGAAATTAATTAGTTACACCCCCTCCGGCGTCAGGTCTAGGATCATCTGTTCCCACCTCGTTTCCATCTGTTCCTGGTGCTGGTTGCGGTTGAGGCGCAGCCGGAATAATTCTTTCAGGTATGTTCAAAGGCCGTGTCGTCTGCTTCACATTTATGCCAAACGGGTCCTGCCTTTGCGACTCATAACCCTGTGTCGGTAATTGATAAACTTGTGGGTTTTGTCTGGTATCTAAAAAGTTCCCTGACAACATTGGACCTTCCAAAGATTGTTGACGAACCATGTCCATCGTTGGAAGCACACGCTCTGGAAATAAATCTCCCACTACGGTACCCGCAGTGGGCAATGTATTAGAACCTTGAGTTGTGCCGGAAGCTGGGTTGCCCACCGGATTACCGGGGTCTTGCTGTGCAGCCCCAGAGGGAACTCTTTGAGTGCTTTGTTGAGTGAATCCTAATACAAAATTATTAACGGGTGTGCCGTTGAAATCAGTAATTCCAGCACGCTGTTCGGGATTCATCGAATTCCAAGTGTTTTGAGCCAGATCCCAATTTGCGACATCTATTTGATAAAACCCGTAATTAGGAGAATCTTGTCCGGGATTTACAGGACGTGCGCCAAAATTACTTTCAAAGCTTCCAGAAAAATTTATCGGATCTGCACCCGCAGCAAAAGCATTCATGACATTAAAACGTTGATATTCCGCTGGAGGTGCGGTTTCTGCCGGAGGTGCGTCCGCTGGAGGTGATGTACCTGCCGGAGGTGCGGAGCCATAAGTATAATTTTGCTCTGCGGCGGCTTTGTTCTCTAACATCTGTAGGTATTGTTCTCCCGCAGGAGTGTAAGTCCGACCTCCCGCTACAGCCGTCGATCCACCCAAAGTAATAGGCGCACCCGAGGCGTCAACCATATTAAAAGCTTGCCCGACTCTTCTCCAATAACCCGTACCACTCAATTCTTTAAACTTGGGCGATAACATATTCCCCTGTCCAGCAATGATCATTCTCACGGCACCTTGCGCCTCTGCGGGGGTCAAACCTTGCTCGGCTAATACGTTTCTTTGTAAATCGGTAAGAGCCGGTCCCCCCTCTTGCATACGCCGAGGTTGCACAAAGCTACCGAGTCCAGAATATAAAGCGCTCATACGGTTATTCATAACCCATGTAATCGCCGCCCTTTACTGCTGCGCCCATGCCACGTGCTTTCATTTTCTTAAGCGCACCGGGTATTTTAACGTCGGCAGTCTTGCCATAAGGCACACGACCCTGCTTATCGATCTGTGCAAACTCGACCGCTTTGGGGCCGTTTCCGGGTTTATTTCCATTAACTTTTACTGATCTACCCATTAGTCATCCTTCTTTAGAAGTTCACGTTGGAAAGCGGCATCAATTCTAGCACCCGTTTGCCGCTCTTGAGAAGCAAGACGTTGTTGAAATTGATCCTGTCGCATCTGTTGATTTTGTTGGTCCAAACCGAGTTTCTGCATATCAATCTGTGTATCGGCCTGTTCTTTCTGCGCTTTAAGCTGCAATTCTTGCTGTTTGAGTGCAACCAGTGGGTCGGGTTGTCCTGCGCCCGTAAGCTGGTTGGTCAACTGTATCAGCATCTGCATACCTTCG